AAGAGCAAGAAGAGTAGTAAGTCCGTTGAATTGACCTGAGTTAGCTGTATCTCCAGTCCAGATAGAATTCTCAGTTCTTTGAGCTACTTTAGCTGCAACGTGAGCAATCAAGAAATCGCTAAAGGCAGGAGGAAGGCTATCAAATGCAGAATATCCCATTTGTACAGCTTCCCAATCGCTATGGAAATCTTTCTTACAAAGTTGTAGGTTAACTTGTTGCTCTTCAGGTTGAAGAATTCTCTCAGTAAGAGTCAATGTAGAAGTAGCGGTAAAATCACAAGAAGCGTCTTTAACGATATCGTTAGAAGATACTTTTTTGATAACCTCTTTTAGCTTCACATTAGGTTTTACTGTAATACCGCCATTAGCGATAGTAGCACCTTCTAGTAAGGCAGCAGCGATATATTGACCTGCAAACTCACCAGCATAGGTAGTAGTAATTGAAGTAGTAGTTGCCATTTTTATTTATTTATTGTTTGTTACTAATTCTAGCCATTACACGATCAAATGTGTTTTGTGGCTTGTTTTGCCCATAGGTAAAGTTAAATTTCTTTGGAGTCTCACCTTCTGGATTGTGTTTGATTGCTTCAGCAGCCGGTTCTTTAGAAAGTTCTTTGACTTGCTCAGAAAGCATATCTTTCTCTTTCTTCATATAACCCATCTCCTCATCAATCATTTTTTTGATTGCTTCTATCTCAGCCATTAGGGCTGCCATATCTTGTTGATACTTCTCTTCAGAGACATAACCTTCCATAAGGTTTTCCTCTTCTTGAGCTTCTACCTCTTCAGCAGATGCTTCCACTTCCTCAATTGGAGCTTCTACAGTCTCTTCTGAAAGTTCGGTAGTTTCTTCTTTAACTTCCTCAGTTGCCTCAGTTGCTGCCTCAACGACTTCTTCTTGAACAGATGGTTCTTGAATCAATTCATCTTCAGTAGCTACTTTAGACAACTTTTGTAAAATCTCATTTAAAATAGTTGTCGAACTCATAATAATTATTATTTATAGAATTAATTTATATAAAACAAAGTGTTAGATTTTTAACTTAAACTTGCATTTTGAGTGCGTTGTATAAAGAATATAATGTCCCATATTTTAGCAGTACCACCTGTTGCTGTTATTCTCCAATCAGAACCATTTGTAATAAAGTCAGCATCTGCGTAATATTGGAATACTCCGTGAAAATCGTGGGCTACATCATTACCCTTAGGAAACGTAATATCTTGTCTTATCCTATCATAGGGAGTTCCATTACCACCTTCAAAGTGGAGACTTAAGTAAGTTTGATTAGCATTTACTGCTGAGTATCTAAATACCACAGTCATAGAGTAAACATCATTCTCGTTCTCGCCTATAACTTTAGTCCCATTATAAAAGTCCAAACTTGAATGGCTTCTGTATATTGTAGCTCTATCATTCGGTAAAGTTACTTCAACACCATCAGCAAGAGATAATTTACTAGATGAGGTGTAAACGCCATCATCATATCTTGTCCATCCCAAAGACTTAACACCCCCTTGTGGGTATACAATTTTGTTTACTCCATTATGCCCCATATACAAGGCTTCTTCAGTATGGAGCATTGCGCCATCTTCAATATTTACAGAATTTACCTCTGAGGTATTGGTGTGTTCAACGTGAACCTTATATGCGGTATTATATACGCTACTCATTTCCTTGATTTGTTAAACTTCCAACTCCTTGACCTTGTAATGACCCATCACAACATTTAGATGAGTATGTTTTACCATCAGCACAAAGACATCCTCTTCTTGTATCTGTTGGAGATGTTCTTGACTCCGTATATTTTCTTCTTTTCTTAATCATCTATTTCTCCTAATGATTTTAGTTTAGCTCTACTCCATCTAAGGGCTGCTTTCCCTCCCCAAGCATCATACATTAACTTTCCACATCCATCTGAATAACTTTTAGACGCTTCTAAGTCTTTTGCGTGGCGTGAAAGGAAGCTATACATCCTCTTAATCGTGGAGACTGTCAAATTGGATTTTGACGCTAATTGCGATGCTCTGCGCTTCCCTACGGCAGTTCCGCAAGACCCCCAACCATTCTTTTCAGCCCATTCCAAAGCTCTTTTAGCATTACTAACAACTCCATCTGGGTAATCACTATAAGTTTTTAACTTGTACATCTTAGCCTCAAGATAATCTTGAACCTCTAAAAGTATCTCAGTCGCTTCAATCTCGCTAACATTTTCGATTTCCGCCATATTAACCTTATCAGTAAAGTATCCCTCAATAGAAAAACCTTTGACTTTACCGGTTTTAACATAATTTTGCCAAACTTCATCATTATTTACCTTCATAGAGACCATCCAAGTGCCTATAGGAAGCTCCATACCATATTTTACACTTTTATCGTGGACTTCATCCTCAATTATCCAACTTTCTACTACAGAAAGCCCATAAAGTTCTGCTTGATGCTCTAAAGTGGATTTATTTTGATTTCCTCTCATTAAAAACAACTCAGAAGCCTTTCTTACGGTATCTTCGGAGAAATATATATAATATTCGTCTTCTCCATCAGCTCTATAGATGTGTTTGTTAGGGACAAGTGCTGCACCCATCAAAATCTTCTTTTCTTTATCTACTTCTGCTAATTGATGACGTTCTTGCTCACTAAGTGCAATAAAATGTTCTTGAATTGCTGGTCTATCTACTATAGAAATGGCTTCTATACCGGATAACAATTCTTCTTCGTCAATAAGTAATTCTATAATCTTCATATCTATTAAATTAATCACCAAGACCTGCTGTTGTTAGAATATTACGGTCAAGTTCTTGTTGTGATGTTATTTCTTTCCCTACTACAAAGGCTTTTATTGGTTTTGCTTGTTGTCCGGCTACGGTTTGTGCTAATTGACTCTCTGGAGATGCTCCTACAACGTTAAAATCAGGTGCTTCTACTTGAACACCGCTTTTACCACCAGCTCCACCAAGACTTTTAGAGTTAAACTGAGTAGATGATATTGCAGCAATTTGAGCAACGCCTTTAGCAATAGTCAACACTCGTGCTATTTCCGCTCTTATTGTTGAACTTGGGTCTCCAATAACTAATTGAGACCCATAAGCCAACCCTGCTTGCTGATAAGTATCCATTATAACTCTACTTATTTTTAATGCCTTTTCTACCTTCCAAGCCTTTTTCATTGCAGCTTCTCTAGCCTCCTCTGATTCACCAGCAGCTCTGATTTCATTATTTTTTATTGTCTCAGATATAAAACCAACACTAGATGAAAAATCATCATACATTTGTTTAATTTGATCAAAACGCTGCTTATCAAAATCAACTTTTTCTTGAGCATATTGTTTTTGTAAATCTACTAATCTTTTTTCTGCTTCAGCTCTTTCTATAGTTCCCTCTTTGTGAGCATTTACAATTCCTTTTTGTAATTCTATTTCAAACTCATACTGACTCATTCTAGCTCTTATTGCATTTTCAGCAAAAAGCTTCGGAATATTAGCCTCAAGATCTGCTACTTCAGCATCTTTTACTTGTTTTTCATAAGCTAATCTTAATATTTCTTTGTTATAATCATTTTGAATCTTAGTGAGTGTAGTTTTTTCTTCTTTGTCTAATTGTACAATATAAGAGGATAATTCTTTTTTTGCATTTATTATAGACTCATTATATCTTTTTTCAGCGTCTAATATCTCATCTTTATTTTTAGTTCTCTTCTTAAATTCATCAAATCTTCTTTTTTGATCTTCTTCAAATTCCGCAACTTTAATTCTAGCCCTATCTCTTTTCCCTTGAAATTCTATTACAGCTAATCTTTTTTCATTTTCTATACCTATAGAAACTGCCCTTTGTAATGATTGTTGACGCTCCTTCTCAAAATCTAAATCACCAGCTTTAAAGACTCTATTTCTTTCTTCTTTTTTCTTTTTTGTATCTTCAGTATATACATCAATAAGAGTTAAAAGATAATCTAATTTCTTCTGCTCAGATTTTATTTCTTCTTCAGCAGCATTATTTATGTCAGAAACAGCATCAACATAAGCTTTTGCCTTTTCTTCTTGACTGACCATTATCGCCTCTCCTGTAGATAGCTCTTGTTTTATAATAGCTCTATTGCTATCCTCTAAAAATTTGTTTCTTTCTTCAGTTAAACTAATTTCCTTTTCTAATTCAATTCTAACTATCTCTCCTGATATTTTTCTAAACTCATCTTCAGCAGCTTGAGACATAGCTTTTTTCTTAAGAGCCTTAGTATATTCATCTATAGCTTTAGTTGCCTCGTTTGTATTCTCAGCTTCAGTTAAAATATTACTATTGAAATCAGGATATTCATCATTAAGCCTTTTTAGAGCTATACGTCTTTGTTCTTCAGATTCATTAACATTGGTTATAATTCCAGTGTATATTTTAAAATTACCTATTAAAGATGAAGCGTTTTCGGAGGCTCCCTTTGTTAAATCAGAAAGGATTTTTAATTTACCAGTTAAACCACCAATAGAGTCTATAAAGTCTATTACTTTTTGAGATTGTAATAATGCAATAAATATTTGAAGTGCTGTTACAATTCCAACTGGCCCTAAGAACTGAGTCTTTAAATCAGCAAATGCCTCTTTAACCGTTAAACCACCTCTCCTTGCATTGGCAAAAAACAACCCAGTTAAAGACGCTAATTGAGATATGTTGTTTCCAACAGCTCTAATCCCATATGGTAAATCAGATATTGTTCTACCAAATTCAGTTACTATAGCCCCGGCTAAACCAGCGTTTGTAGCTCCCTCTTTTAGTTTTTGATTTAATATGTCTTGAGACCTAGAAGCAGAGTCTACCGAACTTTTTAATGATTCTATAGACTTTTTAGCACTAGAGATGGAAGATATTGCCTTCTTTTCTTTTACATTTATCTCTATAAGTAGTTTTTTATTTGCCATATCCGATTCTTAATCCTTGTTTGTAAGCTTCTTTTAAATTGTCTGGTATTTTATACTTACCTTTAGCAATATCTACCTCTTCTGATACACCGTACCAATCATCCATCGCTAATAATTCCAATATAGTCTTTATCATATTATACAAATATATCTGTTCTATCTGCTGTTATTGTTGTTATATCTGCGGTAAGTACTTGTCCATCTGTACC